CAGTAAATACACTTTCTTCAGAGGATAGAGAAACATTATCCCGGACGGTACCTGCCTTGGAAGGGTATGACTGGGAGGATGATTGGGTACAGAAGGATTCGGTACTTTTAATCGTAGGTACGGAGAGTGATATTACCTCTCAATACGGAGACCCAATAGTAAGAGAGATTTTCTCTTTCCCCCAAATAAAACAAGAAAAGGTCCAAGATTCAGGAGTCACCTCCGACGCTGCTATGGAATTCGAAAACCAAATTCTATGGTTAGATTATGGTACCCCTGATTCAATTATCGCCAAATTAGATTTTGAGGGAGACAGTCGTGTTCTTATTAATTTAGCACAAAGCAATTTTACTGCTCGCCAATTTAATGATATAAAAAAACTATTTGACCCCAAGGACCTTTCTAAGAGTATGATTACCAATATTCTTTCTATAGGGTTACAGAATAAAATTTCCACAATACTTGCTGAATCCAAAGCCGCTGGAGACTCTGATGAAACCCAAAGGGAAAAAATCGCGGGCGCGGTCCGTTTAAGCAATCTCGTTAAAGAGAGTGTACAGAGTTCTAACGCCCTTATAGATAAAGAGCTGCTTGAAATATTCCCAGAGATGGTGGGGACCTTTGAGGACAAAGTCTTGGACCAAATAGCAGGAAAAAAATCTGCTAAAGACATGCGCGTTCTAGCAAGTCTGGTTTCAAACCCCCATACTTTAAATTGGCTTTTTCCTGAAGCTCAGATTGATGGAGCTACAAACAAACAAAAAACTCAAAGTATTATAGTAACTGCCGGAGGGGTGAAGAAGGTGGAGTTTGAAGAGCCTATTATGGAAAGAAAAGTGGATTTCTCTCAAATGTATTCCCGTATTAACGAAATGCAAGAACAGTTTAAGCTTACCGACGTAAAACATAATTATATTGCCGCAATGCAACAAGAGTCTTTTAATATTAAGCTTACGACTTTAGGATTGCCCGAAATAGATAATCCCGCACAAGAGTTTTTGAGCCGATATGTTTTCCTTAAGTTTTATGACCCTAGGTTAGCCAATGGTTCCCTTCATTGGTTGAGTGGAGTTTATAAAATGTCAGGATTTAGACATGTAATTAACCCGAGCCAAGGATTCTTAACTCAATTAAGTTTATATAAACTTCCAGGCTCCGCAGGAGACATACAAACAGCGAGGGATACACGATAATGCCATTACAAGATGAAATTTCAGCCGCAGGAGGAGTAGCATCATATGCTAAGGACCTTTTAAATAAAATGAGATTGTACGGGGAGGAAACACCTGTACAAGAAGAAGTTACCCAAGAGTCTGCCCCAGTCCCAGCTACAGGGTTAGCGTTTGGGATGGTTACTCAGTGTTTGGACGAGGAACGCGCTGGAAGAATAAAAGTTCAATCTTTAAAGTTCGGAAAAGAACCCCAAACTTGTGATTATGTATCGCCCATCGCCGGGGCTGGATACGGTTTATTTGCGGTTCCTGGAATCGGTTCGGTTGTGTTGGTAGGGGAGAACCCTTACTCAGATACTCATGCTAAGTATTTTTGGCTTGGGTGCCTGTACGCACCCGGGCAAAGAGAAGTTCCTGGTCTAAAATCTCAACCTTATATATTTGGCAAAGGTCACGAAGCGCAGATGGTCAAAACAGAAGTAGATGATGATGGGAAACCACTCCCTAATAATCCTACTGTATCCTTTGGGGTTCCTAATGAGGGTAGTGTTTATCAGGACAACGACCTCCCCGATTCGTTCGTTTTAAAACACCCTGCAGGACATAGTATATCTTTAACTGATAAAAACTCCCCTGAACGTAAAACTAATGAAATAAAAATAAAATCAGCACAAAATAAGAGGCTAATTTTAAGTGATGCTCCCGCCGAAGGCTCCGGAGGAGAGCGAATTACTTTGAGTGACGAGAACGGTAATTCTATATGTATCGCAACCGAAGCAGCAAAAGCTGAAAAGCCCCCACTAACTGCGGATTCGATTAACACTTTCGCAAAGGGCAATATAAATGTGGATAGCGTTGAAGGTCATATAGACCACACTATTAGCAAGAAAAGTCAGGGGGATTACATCATATCAAATGCGGGCACAGGTAATATTGATATTGGAGCTGATAATGGGCATGTTATAATAGATGCTAAAGCAGGAATCACTCTAACATGTGGCTCCTGTAGTATTAAGATGACCCCTAACTCTATTAATATCACTGGTCCTACCGGAGATGTGGTTATCGATTCAACCTCACTCAACAAACATACCCACCCAACAATGGTGGGTCCAGTACCTGGAGTTACATCTCCGCCAGTTCCATAATCATGACTATCATAATAGAAAAAGAAATATATTGTAGTTCCCTTTGTTTTTATGGAACGACAAGAGATACCCCAGACCGGTATGCCGTACAAATTGGGAGTGGCAAAACCTTAAGCGAGTTTTTCGGGCAGACTTATGCATTAGATACCGTTTCTGGTAGCCAAATGGTATACAGAAATCACGACCCCAGAAGTGATGGCTCCTTTCCCCCTACCCCCAAAATAGTTACTAAGATAAGCGTGGAGCCCATGTGGACCCAGAGTAATATAAGTCCTGAGTATCCTAGCGGTAAATCAGCGTTTTTTGCTGATGTAAGAATTCAACCTTATATTGCCACACTACCTCTTAATAATTTAACTCAAAATTTCTTTGCTTTCTCTGCAACAAATGATGTTGAGTGGGAACTTAACCAATGGAGTCCTAGCGCGGGATTAGAAGAAGTTAACGATATTCATTTTGACGATAAGTTCGTCCTCCAGCCATGGGAAGATTTAAAGGTAAGATTATTAAATGCTGATTTGTCGGGCACCTTACAACCATTCGCGCAAGGAAATGCCACTGCCGACAATGCTAGATGGCTTGAATGGAAGAATGGTTGGGAGAACTCCACCCAACCCGCTGCCAAGATTCGTGTTGAGATGGAAGAGTTCGTCCCTTCCTCTCAGTATTATCATCGTGCAAGTCTTAATGATTTAGAGGTTAAGGCAGATGCACTTCTCAGCATCACGGGTAACCCGTGGCAAGACGTAACTCTTTTAGATTTTCGAAGCACTTCGCTAACGCTTAACGAGGCTCCGTTTAACACCTCATCGTTCACGTCCTTCCAGTTAGATAACTTAGATTTCCGCGGCGGTTATCCATGGGGAGGAACGAACACCTCTAGGTTTATGTATTCAATTATGTTGCATACTGAAGGAAACCCTCCTGCCACCAGATACATTAGAAAATATGTGAGGTTTGCTGGTGGAGCAGTATCCGACTTAGAAATCAATGGACTTTTACAGGATATAGGTCCTATACAAATAGAGAAGGGACAGTGGTTGGCAGCGAGAGTGTATGAAATCGCAGCGGCTATACCAACAACTACCGAAGCTTACACAGCTAGACAAATGCCAGCATTTTGGCTAAATGGAACAATAACCTAAATACAATAGACAATGACATTATTCACAGAAAAATCTCTCAACTTAATGCCTTCACAGGCTTTAACGGGGTTGAGTAATTCCTTAATTTTAAATAAAGGAGCTAAAGAAGTAGAGCTTTCAAGTAAGAGCGCCAAGATTTCAAAACTAGAAGGTGTGTCTCAATTAAGAACTCCTGTGGGTGGTCGCATAAATGTAAATAATGGGGCGAAAGAAGCTCAGACCCAACAAGAGTCCTTATCACTCCCTGCGCAGTCAACCGCTCAAGGTGCGTCTTTAATGAATGACCCTAGTACCAACCCGACGGGAGCACCCGTTTATGTTCCAGGTACTGTAGCCGAGGGCACCTCTTCTGACGATATTAGTGCGATGACATCTGAGATTAATTCCTATTTTGGTGAAACGACCCCAGCTGCGGGTCCCGCAACTTCCCCTAGAATAACGAAGTTGCAACTTAGAATAACAGATTTACAGCTAGAGATTGCGGAGATTGATGTTACTTTAGCGTTAATAGGTTCTATTTTAGAGGGGAGAGCAACAGGGAACTTACCTAACCCGGTCCTAAAT